AATGTAGCTGTTGATGCTCCTGTAAATAATATTGATGGTTGTGTATATTGAACAAAATCGCCCTGTGCCAATGAACCAGTAGCCCATGATAGTGTGCCAATAGTATATAACATCTTAGGAACATTTGTACCCGCTGTTTCATTTGATTTATTAGAAACATTAAATCTAAGCTGCGATGTTCCAGAAACGCCTTGCCCAACATCAGCAAAATGCCCCAAAGTGCCTAAAGTAAGTCTATTATTGTTACTGATTCTAAAATTTATATCAGTTCCGTTTAAAACGGTTTGACCCGCAGCCGTAGCAAATAAAGTATAATTAGTTGCACTCGGTGTAGATTGGTTCATATATAAGGCACTTGATGATGTTGTGCCGATCAGCCCCTGAAAGTTAACGCCGTTTGTTCCTACACTACCAAAAGTAACACCCGCTGCGTTTGTTGTATGCAGGTTTTGTATCTGGTCAACCCTAAATCCATTTGCATCAACCTTCCACCCGAAGTTTGTCGCAGTTGTACCAGAAACAGCATAAAGATTTGTCCCTGCTAAAATCAAAGTATTAGCTCCTGTCGTCGCTCCAGCTATTAGTTCCGTTGCCGACGTTCTTGAGATAGATGTTCCGGTCCAATTACCACTAACAGATGTTCCCTGACTTTGCAGAGTACCATATGTAGAGTTGTTTTGCCCGAATCTAATTCCTGAAGTTCCCAATGTACTTGTGCTTTGTGCCGCATAATAAACATCAGTCCCCTCAATTTGAACAATGCCACTTGATAAAGAACTTGTAAAAGCAGTAGAACCTAATTTTAATATAGTACCCGACCACGTAAAAGTTGATGCCCCTGAGATTGTATCCGTTCCCGAACCATAAGCCACTTGAGTAGATGCAATAGAACCCTTTATTTTAGCAGCCGTATATGTTGTGCTAATTGTGCCTAAGTCTCCAGAGCCAAGTAAAGATACGCCTCCAACAGTTTTAATATTTGTACCACTAACTAAGGTAGCCTGTTTAGCGTTTAGTTGCGTTTGAATTGAACTTGTTGCGTCTAAAAACCCTAATTGAGTTGGGGTAACCGTTGATGATACAAGATTCTTACTCGCATCTAAGTATGGTACTGTTGATGCTGTTAATTGAGTAAATGTGTATATAGGAGAATCAAGGTTTAATTTTGTATCATGCCATAATTGTATATCATTTGTCCCAATTGAAAATACTCCATTAAGATTAAACGCCTGTAATAAATTAGCAGACTCATTCCATGTTAACCCTATTTGATTACCAACACCATCGGAATAAATAGCACCAACAGCCGCCTTTAATACCGTACCCGCAGCATCCCCTAATGATAAATAATCGGTTGATGTGGGATTAGATAAAATTAATCTCGTGTTTAATGCATCGTATTCTAATAATCCTTTATTAGTGTTAAATAGAATAGAATCCCCAGAGCTAATGTTTATATCCGTTCCCCCTGTTGAATTTCCTAAAGCTAATGTCTGTGCGAAGGTTTCGTTTCCGGCCTGAGAGGCTATGTATGAAATTAAATCAGTTTGGTTTAATATATTCCCGGTAATACCTCCCCAAGCATAGGTACTGCTATTAATAGCAATAGTTTCGTAGTTAATTGTAGGTAATCCCGTAGTATTAACCTCACACGCATCATAAATAAATGGCTGGTCAAAGGTTAAACTAAATTGCCACCCAGCAACATCACTATCAAACTTCTCATTAAATGGCGAGAAGGTTACATCCTCCTGTACCTTAAAAAAGCCCTCATAATATGGCTGTCTTAATAATGCTAATACATCTTTAGATATTCTCAGGGTATCAGAATAAACCTCATCTAAATTTGAGCTATCCTGATTAACCCAATCGAGTACAATAAAATTATACTTAGGCTTATCTGTCTTACCATTAATAACATCATCATCAATCACTACCCATAATGTAACAGGGTTAAGTGCCTCCGATTGGTTAGCGGTGTAATTGTCTAAATCCCCTGAATAAAAAGAATTAATATCCCTATGGTTAATAGCAATATCAGAAAATAATTTTAAGAATTGATTATGAGTAATACCAATCATACGTTCTGTTTTATGTAATCACAATCGCAATCATCATCAGTACCTAACCAAATACCCGTTCTGAATGAGTTTTTAATAGGCGAAATATCATCAAGGTCTGTATTACCTGAGTTATATTCAGGATAAGTAGATGTATTAGCCTCTAAAAAAATAGTTGTTCTCTGTGCATAAACCTCAGCTTTGTGCTTATATCTATCTCTAACCTCTTTTAATTGCTCAGTCTGTATTGGCTGACTATTATCGCTGTTCTTTTGCATTATCCCTTTATTCATCCAGCGATAAGCTATATCAGGAGCAGACTCAGTCATTACATAATTAAGTAAAACCTTTTTTAAATGGTCATTAAGTAATGTTGTAACCCTTGCCGTATAAGTTTGAGCGTTAATCTCAGCCTGAACCACATTAAATAGGTCAGTACCTAATAATGGTTTAATATATATATCCTGACAATAAATAATATTAGGAAATATTACTTTTACGTCTACGTTATTTGAGATAGGACTATTATCCATGATATAATCCTCATCTATCCAAAGTGCATCAGCCATTTTTCTTTCTTCTTACTTTTGTTATTGCTTTCCAAACATGGTTACAATACTGTGTAACCCCTCCGCCTTTTCTTCCCGTAAATCCACCACGATATACCCACGCATCCTCACCAAAATCATTAGACTTAGAATCAATATCATCCCTTGTCCAATGTTTACCCGAATTACTCGCCTTCATCATATCAATACAAAACTCATGAGAAGTATCCTTATATCCGGCTGAATTTTTATAATCAGCATTAGGACTTAAAGCGTATTTATATACTGTGTAAATCTCGGTTTCAACAACAGGCTCAATATCCGATGCCCTATTCAATCCCTTAACAGTTAAATTATACCCAGCTCCCGATGCCTCAATTATCTTAGAGGCTTGTAACTCGTTTAATTGCTCATTAATATAATCAACATCAACACCCAACTGCTTTGCAAGTATCTCAGGTTTAATGTATGGATCACCCGCCAATAAATCTAAAATCTTATTTCGCATCTCCTTTACAGAACCCGTAGCAATATCAGCAAACTTAAAGGCTTGTTTCTTCTCGTACTCAGAAGGACTGCAATCTAAAAAACTCTCCTCTAATACCTCATCATCATTATCATCAATAGCACACGCTAATAAAGCCTCTAATATAGGGTCTTTAGTAGCACTCATAGCCACAGGAAGAATAACCATACCGAGCATCTTACGGGCTTTCTTTTCAGGGATGCCATATAATCCAGTTAATATATTTAATTTCTGATTTACATCAGTAACCGTAGTATCTAATATTAATTGTTGTAATGTACCCGTAGAACCTACTCCTAATTTTTGAGCAATACTTAAACGAGAGGATGCCTGTTCATCATCAATAGAACTTAACTCAACACCTTTTCTATCTCTTAAATAGTTTCTCTTTTCTTCAATAGTAAGAACCTCATTAAATGTAGTTTCTCCTAATTCTAACTCCTCGCCTAATGGAGGTAAAGGGTCTATGTATAAATTACTCGATGCTACGTTGTTTGAATCAGCAACAATTCTGATGATAGCTAAAATAGCCTCTTGTCTGTTTCTTACATACTCATTTTGAAATCTCTCCCACTTATCAATAATATTTGTACGTGTCCAGCTTGTAGCATTATCAATACCGATTAACACAGGGTCAATACGGTGTCCTGATGTAATTTTTTGAACACATCTTTTATCCGTTAACTCAAAAGTCTTTTCTAAATCAGATGCCGATAAGTTTGTAACCTCAGCAGCCTTCCCATCAGCATTAACAAAATTGAGCATAAAGCCCCCAGCGTTTCTCGCACCCGTAAACTTCTTTTTAAACTGACGCTCTATCTCCCTTGCCTCCTCCTCATTAGCTGGTTCTCCATTAAATAAGTTTAGCATACCCTGAGCCGACATACCGCCCTTAGCAAAACTATTTAAGAAAATATCTATATAAATAGATGTTTCAATGGCATTTAAAGCACCCGTATAATTAGGGATAGAGTAAACATCAGAGTATCTGTCTAAACTCGGTTTATCAATCTTATGATAGTAAATACATGAACCCGCCTTTAACACCTCGTTATATTCGGGATACCATTTCTTCTCTGTAACCTTTTGTCTGTTTGTCCAATCCTCACAATACCAAAACCCCTTTAAATCAGCATCCCTACGGATGCGAGAAGTAGGGATATGATAAGTAGAAACTATCTTCCCGTTCTTACCAAAAACAAACTGTAAATAAAACCCATCAATTAACTCGTAATTTAAAGCAATCTTAGGGAGTAAATCATTCCACGACTCAAACTGATTGGCATAAGATATAAACTTCTCTAACTTACCATCCACTAAAGGGTCATTGGTTTTATTATAACACAATCCCTTTCCGGCTACAAAATTAGCCTTAGAATTGATTATAGCCCCGTTCTCAGCACTCTTTTGATATAAGTCTATAATATACCTATCATAGCGATTATCCTCGCCATACTCGACGTAATCCCCTCTTTTATTTATCTTGAATATCGGGGCATTTTCAGCCTCACATTCAATATATATTACTTTATTAGTCATGTTCTTTATATGATGTTTGATAACCTGTATATGTCTGTACTGTGGTAGCGGATGAATTAGATACTATCGCTCTGCCCGTTTCCACAACAGTTAAACCCGATGAACTAAACTGAGTCCAATTTGTTAACGATGCTATATATGCAGAAGTACACTCATAAATAGTGTATTTCCAACTCCTCGAAGTGTCTAACTTAACCTGATTACTTATCTGCGTAGGGGTAGTTGTTTCTACAATCGTAAACTTTTGATTCCTTACAGGATATGTACTCGAATCAGTTACATAACAATATCTCGGATCACCACTCTTTTTAAAATCAGAAACAAATTTTATAACAAATACAGGACTTGTTAGCACACTCTTTTCTGTGCAAGTAGGATAAACATAGTTTGTAGTAGCCCTTGTTATTAATAACATAATCTAAAGAGTGCAAAATTTTACTATTTATTACAAAAAAACCCCCACCTTACAGGGTGAGGGTCTAACCTATGAACCAGAGAGAAACCTATGCTAATAATGCTGCTACAATTCCGCTTGATACCTGATACCAATTATATGGTTCAGAACCAACACCCGATAATTTATAGCCTTTAAAATCGCCCATCGCTGTTCCCGGAACAACATCCATTTCAGTAATATCAATTCCGTTCTTATAACCCATTAACCAATAGGTATCATCCTGTAATCTTGCAATTACTAATAAACGGTTTTTAATTACATTGTCAAGCTCAACAGACTTAGCAGCCGTAATACCCTCGATTTGAGTAGTAAATGCGGGAGCATAAACAGTTGTGCCGTTTTCTTTTGAAACAGTAGCCTTACCGTTACCTGTTGCGATACCCTGACGAACCTCATAAGTAAAAAACTTACTCGATGCAGCACTCCAAGCCGTAATAACACCTGATGCTATTGTTGGACTGTATGATAAGCCATTAGAAGGAAAAGCAGCAAGGTAAAGGGTTTTTACACCGCCTACATTGTCTTTGCAATCCAATGCCATTGATAAATTGATAGGACAAGCCATGTTTATTTAATTTAAAAAGGGGGTTTTTACACCCCCGTTAATATTAGGTATTTAACATTTTTGCAATTAGAGAAGGGAAAGCGAATTGAACACCCATTTTCCACTCTGCGATGAAACGAATCTCACGAGCCTCTTTTGCATAGAATAACTCATAATTTTCTTCTTCACCCTCTAAGTCAGTACCAATGAAAGTATAATCAGTTGGCATGAAATAAAGTGCTTTTGTACCACTTAATCCAAGTGTTGGGACAATTTCAATATCAGTACCCTCAGCCTTTAATGCCTCACCGTTATTGTGGTAAAGATTATCGATAGTTTGTTTCATTCGGTAATCACGATATTCAGCAGTACCCATGAAAATTTTACCCGATGGCTGTGCTAACATATCATCAGTTAATCCACCTACAAATGTTTGCATAATAGTACGTGCATTTGCAACAGACCATGTAGCCGGAGTTGCAGTATAACCAATAGATGCAGCAGCAATTAGTTTTTGTAAACCATCAAAATGCAATAACTGTTGGTCAGTTGATAAAGTGTTACCTTTCCAGATTGCCATTTCAAGGTCACGAGAAGTTTGTTGCATAATATCACCAACAATCTGTTCTGCAAAAGTCAAAGTTTCTAACTTAGAACCTTTTTGCATACAAAGCTGAGTATATTTGCTTTCCAAATCTTTCTCACACCATTTCATATAGATAGCCGGTTTACCAACAGTAAGAGTGCGGTCAGTAAATGTAGTATTAGCCGATGCTGTGAATGAACACGCTTGAGCCTGCCATACTGGAGAGTTAGAAATTAAATGAATACGCTCAGATGATTTAACACCTGTTTGTTTAGGGAATAACTTTGCAGAGTCCCCTGAAGCTAACATCTTGTAGAGGTAGCTCTTTTTTTCCGCTGAGTCCTTTGTGTAAGCACTTAAGCCGGATACGTCATAACCTGTTGCCATGTTTGTATTTAGTTTTTAAAGTTTTATTTAATGAATCCTAATTTGTCAACCCTGTGTTTTTTTGTAGTAGGCACTTCAGCGGGTGTATCTGTTTCAACAGAACCGAAAGCCTCATTAAATTCAGTCAATCCAACAATCAAAGCACCTTGTTTACCAAGTTTTAACTTTAAGTTTTCAATCTGAATCTTTTGTTTTTCAATAGTATCTTTTAAAGACTTAACCTCACCAAAAGCAGTTTCAAATTCGCTGAACTTCTCAACAATCTTTGTTACACGCTCTTTAACATCGGTTAAAGTTTCAGCATCATTGTTCATTGCCTCAGCAGCGGGAGCTTTAACCTCAGCAACAACTGAGTTTTCACCTTCCTGAGCAACAATCATAACCGAATCATCAGGTAAGATATATTCACCAGCGGGCATAGGTACTTCACCTTGCTCACTTACAACGGTTACAATAGAACCCTTGTCTAATTTATCGCCTGTGTATTTAAACGGAGTGCCATCTTTTAAAGCACCTTCATTGGCAGTAGGGGCAGTTTCTTCAAACTTAGCCTCATACTCTTTATATTCTTTTAGCTTTTCGCTAACTTCCTTAGCCTTTGCCTTTACTGTGTCGGGGAGAAAATCCCAAAAACTTTTTTTATCTGACATTTTTCTGCGTTTAATAATAAGAGTGCTAAACCTTATTTTTTATTACTTTATTTTAGATTAGAACCATCCAAAGCATCCTGTAACTCCTTAACATCATCATCTGACATATTAATCATAGGCTCTCTGTTAAACTTGCCCTCAATGCTAAACCCACGATACTTACCTGACTTAACCTCTTGCCATACCTCCTCATTATCAACCTTAAATACTCCAAAAGCTGAACCATCTGGCAACTCATTAAACCCTTTAGGAACACCAATACCAAGCTCCTTATTAATAATCCACGATTGATACATAAACACCCCGTTAAAAGATTGGTTAGGGTTATGAGAGGCATTTGTCTTATCGTTTAGCTTTTGTTTAAAGTGTTTCTGTAACGCTAAATCAATATTCTCAGCATCAAAAACAACTAAGAACTCCTCACCCGTAGCCTCATCTTTACGGTAAATTGGAAGGTTAGCCACCATTAAAGCTCCCATAACGATCCGCTTTTCTTCATCGATTGTCTGAAACTTAAATAAATCAGGGGTTTCATTAAAAGCCATAAAGACCTCGCCCGTAGCTGGTTTATCAACAAAGGCAGTACATATCCAATTAAGAGCCTCATCATCGGGGTTAATTGTTAATTTATAAATTGGCAATTCTTTTTTCATTGTATGTTAATTTTAATGTTTATATTTGTGTACGTTCTTTTCATAGCTTTACTCTTACCACTTAAAACCCTCGCCTTACATCGGGGGTTTTTTGCTAATGTATCTTAGCAGACTCCTCAATGCTTGTAATCTTTTTAGTTGAATCTGTTATATCAGTTTCTAAAACAAATACCCTTTGATTCATTGGCTTATCTATCACCTTACCCTCATCACTTATCTTAGTTACTGAGTTGTTAGGTTGTGCTATTGCCGGAGCTGATGCCGTAGCCCCCCCGCCTCCTCCTCCGATATCTCCAATGTTAGCAGATGAACTTCCCCCATCCTCAAACTTTTGAGCCAATGCTGCGATAGTTGCAGCAGTACCCATAGCGGAGTTTATACCAGCTAAAACCCATGATAATGGAGGGGGATTAGAACCGATAGCCTGAGTGATAGATTGAATTGTATTTAGGACTATTTGAGCAACAGCAAAAGCCTTGTTAAGCTGAAATTGTTTCTTTTTAATTTCCTTCTCTCTATCAGCATTTCCCTTAGCTTGTTTTAATTGCCATTTAAAATATAAATCCGTTAACCCCTGAGTAGCTTGTAATGCCTGAACTGTTACGGCTAATGATTGTTTTTTAAATGCCTTTTCGTTTTCTAAATTTTGTTCGTTACGTTTAACATCAGCGATATCCTTAGCCTGTTTTGCGTTTTGCTCTTGTGTATAAGAATCATTTTGATATTCAGCCTCCGCCTCTAATACAGATTGGTTTAAAGCATTTATTTCATCTATCTTAGCTTGTTTCTCTCTCTCTGCCTCATCTTTACGGGCTTGTTCAAACTTTGCTACCTCCGCCTGATGCTGTCTTAATAATTCTTCATCATGCTCTTTATTCAGCTTAGCCTTATCCTCTAAATGTTTCTTATAATTGTCCCTATCCTCCTTTTGATGATTAAGCTCTATAACTGTTTGCTGTGTACGGGCATCCTTTATAACCTCTAAACTCGCTGTTAATTGCTTAGTCTGTTCTTCTGTCATCTCACCACCCGCACGAACAAAAGCCTCAATCTGTTTTACTATCTGAACATTAGTATCAATAATAGCTTGTTGCTTTGCCTTCTCCATTTCAACAGTACTCTTTCCCGCTGCCTTAGCAACTTGCATCTGTCTGTCAAACTCCTTTGTCTGTTGACCTAAAGCCTCATTAGCCTTAGTCGCATTCTCAACAACAGACTCACCCATCTTATCAAGCTCACTATTAGTTAATCCAATAGCATCCGTTAAAGCATACAGCCCATCCTTAATCCACCCTATTAAATCACCTATCGGCTTTAATGCCTTTGCTAATATCCCCGAACCTGATGATAATTCCTTAAAGTTTTGAATGAGGTACATCACCCCCTCAACTATTAAGAATATAGGAATTGCCTTAAACGCAGCTCCCAATCCACCCAATGAGGCTTTTATCTTACCTAAGTCAAAATTAGTTAAGCCCTCAGTAAATAATTTAAAACTCTTATTAGCCCTCTCAACACCCGACCCCGTTAAAGTATTAAACGAATCGTTTAAGTCCCCTAACTTACCCTCTGTGTTGTTAATCGACTTGGTTAATTTATTAAACTGAGCAGAACCAGCCTCAACATTGTTAAGCTCATTCTTTAACTCCTTTAAAGATTTTTTTAACTCCTGTACAGTCGCAGCCGATTCAGCAGTCTTAATCTTAAAATCTATTACTATTTCTTCAGCCATTTGGCAATACTTTTAATGTGTCTTTTTAAATCCTTATCTGTTAATCCGGCTAAAGCAGTCAGAGAAACTAATCCTAACTTTACCTTGTCGCTTACTTCTATAAATTTTTCCATTATGCTATTTTTTCTATTACTAATGTAAATCCAGCTTTACAAGTTGTAACAGCAGTTGTTTCACTTCTGAATCTTAACTGTGCTGTTCCTGTATTTGCTCCAGTTATTAATATTCCTTCGCCTGATACTGGATAGGTAGATGTTCCGGGCATACCACTACTCACACCAACACTCGCATCATCCGCAATCGAATGACCTCCGCTTGTTGTACCTGTGTTAGCTAATTGGTGGTCAAATTTTACTCCTATTGAAGTAACCGCAGAACTTAAATCAAATTGAAATCCACACCCAGTAGTAGCTGCTGTTGGCTGAACATTACCCATAAACCAAATCCTATATTTAGAATTAGCCGCATAATTAAATACTAATCCTGTTAATGATACAGGAGTTACATTCGCTCCAGTTGCTTGGTCACTTGCTAATGTTGCTACTAAATGATATCCACTCGAAACGACTAAATCACCACTACCTAATACACTCGAACCGTTAATTGTCTTAATGTTTGTTGCTGAAACTAATGTAGCTTGTTTTGCGTTTAACGCATTGTTTAAATCAGTTTGATTAGATAGCGTTCCTGTAATTGAACCCCATGCAGAACCACCTCCGCCTGTTGTGTTCTTAACCCATGCCGATGCAGACTCATAAAATACATCCCCTGTATCCTCCTCAATAAGCAAATACCCCGTTAAAGCAGTAGGCTTTGTATCGCTACTCAAACAAGTTATTAATGCTTTATTGTCCCTTAATCTTAAATACTTAATTGCCATTATAATATCCTATAAGTAAAATGAAAATAGTGAGCATGATTAGTTGAGTCTGTATCAACCATATTCAAACTTGCTCTATTGTTTGTAGTATCCGCTTTAATATATCCCGGATCATCCCCAGATGCAACACCGATAGCAGTCCCCGAACAATGAAACACCTGAGTAAAATCACTTGCAATAGGCAAACTAATTCCTAACTCAATAGCACCCGGTGATGTTTGGTCTATGTTACACGCACCCGAAACAGTTACAACTCTACCAACTCTCGAATATTGACAACTAAAAGCCTCACTAACGCTTATATTCGTTACGTTTGTTAATGTAGGCGTGTATGTCCCAGCCATTATATTACTATCTCCACTCGTTGGTAATCCATCCCCCACCTCGAATGTATTTGATGTTGTTATTGTTTTATTCTCAACACCAATACCCGTATAATCATAAACAAAATCGGAGATAGTTAAGCCCTCACAATTCATTAATGTAATACCCGAACAACCATAACCAACACTAACACCAGAACACCCAATCAAATTAATGCTATCAGTACCCCCTAAAACACTCGATGTCTTAGTTGTGAGTATTGTAACCCTCATAGCACCCGTTGATACAAAATTATTATCACCCGATACAAAGCTACCCGTTGCACCTACTCTGTTATTATCCCCTATTATTACATTATCAGCATTGCCATAATTAGTATCTTCAGGATACATACCAAACACCCTCGCAGTCATTCCAACATTCGTATCATTAGTTACCATAGCACTAAGTGAAATGTTAGAAGTCGGAGTATAAGCAGAGGCTGTCTTAATCTTTAATAACTCAACCTTAGTTAATCCAGGCTTAATCTTATTATAATCGCTTATCTTATTGACAAAGTATAAAGTATCCTTAACATAAATCTTATCTCTAAAATCAAACTGTGCAATATCTAAAGGGGTTAAATAGAAGTAAGCAGTTACTATCCTTGAATCCCTATCTGTAATCTCAGCAATAAGCTTTGAGTACTTAGAATTATAAACATTGTTAGTAGTGTATGAATCAGGAGTATAAAAAACCTCATTAGGAACACCAAACTCTAAGCTCTCTGTCGGGTTTAATGGGTCATCAACCATAGCACAAGCCGGATAAATACCATAGGCAACAGTAGTCCCGCCTAAAGCATCAGGCACAGGAGCAACATAATTCCACGTACCGCCTGTCATTGTCTTTTGACCATTATAGGCTAATATCCTTATATTGTGTTTAGTTGGGTTTACATTCGTACCATCATAACTAAATATCTTAGGAATGATTAGACTATTGTTAGGATTATTGACAATAGGAGTAGGGCTGAATATAACCTCATTCTTATCTGTCTTATCGCTAAAATCATTTGTTATAACCTCCTTATGCGTACCGTAAACCTCCCCATTAGCATCCTCATAACGCTTATTGTAATAATCAGAATCAGATTTATAAGTCCAAATAAAATTCTTAATGTCAATCTCAGGCATTAACTTAATATTGAAATTTTGGTTAATCGCTAACTTAGAACTCCAATCCTTTGTAACACCCGTAGAGTAATAATCATCCCTCGGTTCAATTATATAGTTGTTAGAATCATTAGGGTCTTCATCAACATAAAGATTACCTAACTTGATAATAGACATTAAAAAGTCCTTTTGTTTTATATCTCTCGGTATCGCATCATTAAATGTTAATGTTTGTCCACTTGCATAGTTATTCGTTACTAAGGCAGCTTTAATCGTAGCCGAACTAACAAATCTCCAATCCATTACAACAGTACCCGACACAGGCAAACTGCCAGCATCTAAGAACTGATGTAAATATCCCGTAAGATTAGCAGCACATGGATGAATCTGCATCCTAATTTTATCCCCAGCACTTAACCCCCATGCCGGAGTAGTGTATGAATAAGTAAATGTTTGGTAAGTGGTTGTAATTACTGTTGAATAATTCTGTGTAAAATTATATCCTATATTCCACGTAGCCCCACCATCAGTAGACACCCATAATGTAATGGCAACTGGCCATACATAACTCGGAGCTTGTAGTTGAATAGTAGCAGTACCCGCTGGAACAGAGCTAAACTTAACTTCAAAATCAGCCTTACCCGCTATGTTATAATTACCCGCCTGACCTACTGTAAATATTCCCGTAGTCGGGTCGTATCTATTTCCTGTATCAACAAATGGAGAGGTAGTATCATCATTGAACTTCATATTGTATGAAGTGTTATAAGGTGTCAATGAATCACCACACCAAAACAAACCACCACTTAAAGCCTCACTAACTGAATTAGCAGTACTCAACCCAGTATCACCCGCATAAAACTCATACTGTGCAAGGTTAGCAGAACTCATTGTGAACTTCTCTCCGTTGTTTGGCACAATCCACCTCTTAAACCATGTTGTGTTAAAGAATGATGAAGTATAAGTCTTACCAGCAGCAGCAAATATCCTATCAATATACTCCTTTACAAACACCGCTGGTCTGAAATGCTCAACACTAAATGAATTAGTGAGAATGTTATTATAACCATAGTCAATTAAAGGATAAACATAATTCTCTCCTAATGTTGTTAGCCATGTTGCCTTCTGATTAACCCTATTATAAACGTGGTTAAGGTCGCTGAAATCTAAATCCTGTAACTTACTATCGCCAATAGCCCCAAACAATCCACGATTATCACCCAACAAATTAACATCATAGGTTACCTTTTGAGTATCATTAACCAATTCTACATTAATCTCCCTTAATCTTAAATATCCCCTAAATACCTCTATGCTATCTTGCAACACCCAACACTCTGTTCTTATGTTTGGATTAAAAGCATTAGTAGCTACATTAACATCAAATACGTGTTCAAAGAACTCGTTATTAGTAGATGAACCGGGTAGCTTAACTGTCTTACTAAATGCCCCGTTCCGCTTAGAGGGGTCTTTAATATCAGCGATAGCAAAGTTTAAACTTACAGGAACATCATCCAATAAATCCAAACTCGCATTAGTTGTTGAGGTCTTAACTATTAATTCGGTTGTCATTATCCTCCTTGTCTAACATCTTGTAAAGCATTCTCAATCTCAATAGTAAAATTGAAACTCTTATCATTTACCTGTTGTTTTGTTTCGTAGCTCTTTAAAGAACACTTAACTGCTATCAATGCCGACTGATCGCCAATTACATTAGCATTATCAGGTATCTCTAATCTAACTTCAGGACTTGCAAACAAATCCCTTAGCCATGTAGCCGTAGCATCATCAATCCAATCCGTATTTAAAGTCCACTTGTTTGTTAAAACAGTATTATAAGTAACCGTATCATTTGTGTACTTCTCATAACGATAATCATTAGAGCCATTTAATGAGTATGGTATCTTTTTATAATCACTCGTTTCCTTATCAGTCTTATACCTTGAAACTAAATTGAATGTATAAGAATCATAATTGCCTAATCTGTTTAAGAAGTGAATAACATAACGGTTATACTTAGAGCAATAGTCATCAACATAAACAGTAAATGAATTAATCGTGGCAGTACCAAAATTAGTGGCACTACCCTCTATTGTATAGTATGATGTAGTTGTAGGGACTAATAATCCTCCAACACTTTGAGATACTATCGCACCTCCTGTGATATTATTAAGACCATAAGGAGAACAATTTAATGCAATCCAATTACGGAAGTAAGACAATGGATTCGATGTATCATAGTAAATATTCTCTAAAATAGCAGTCTGTATATTAGAACCCGTACTATCGTAACACTTCAATCTTAAATATCTTAAATTACCCGTACTAAACCCCCTGTTCCATGCCTTCATTAAATACTTTTGGTCATAATGAATAGTATCAGTTAATGAGGGACTAAGCGTTAAATCCTTTGCCACAGATGATGTAGCATAAACAAAATCAGCAAAGTCTATATTGTCATAAGATGCGTTCCAAATGTAATAAGATGATGACACCCCGCTAAATGCCGACACAGGCGAACCGTACTCCTCATCAATACCTATCGTTACTTTCTTTAACTCACTAAAATCATCAACATCAGCCACAATGAAATCAGTTTCAGTATTGTGAAATGGACTTGTAATGTAATTACGGACAATAGGCTTAGGGTCAAAATATAACTTGGAATTATCAGGTCGAGCCGGAATCTTTAATGTAGTGTTCTGATTATAATACCCGTTGTTAATCTCAACAGTTACCTTATACTTAAAGTTAGTTTGTCCTGAATTAGTAGAACTTGCTACAAAGTATTGGTTATTGTATGCTGGGGTGTGTGTTCCGGGTGTTGTTAAAATGGTAATTGCCATTAGTCTAATGCTGTTTTAATTTCTAATATGTAACTCTTTTCAATCAATGGTTTAAGCATCATCTTTAATTCATTTTTACGATCATCATTAAGAACATCATCCATAAAGTGAGTAGGTTTTATTCCCTTCTCGGCTATACTTCTCCCGATAACAAATGCCAAACTCTTTCTCTTAGCATCTAAAGACATTTGTTTATACTTCTGTCTTATGCCCTTTGTCTTAATGCCTTTAATCTTTGTACTTCTCTTTTGGCTTAAGTCAATATTAATATGTCTTTTCTTTATAAACTTTAGTACCGCTTGTTGATTAATGTTCTTACCCTTAAACGCATACTTACTACCCCAATTCTTTTTAGTACCATCAACACCCTCATTAACAAACTTCCAATAATCATTCATTGTAAGCTGAAACCAAACCTCACTACCTTTACTTAGTACCTTGTAATCAACAGAACCAGATAAAGCAGAGTTTTGACCTCCCCCATCCTCAGCAATAGCTATGTCGATAGCTTTCTTTGTGTCCCTTACTAACTTAACCCCCCACCTATTAAGAGCTGTTATTATTTGGTTATTAAGATTATCAGCCACGCTTATTCTCTAACATTTGTTTCTCCATAGTTTCAATGTCATACCTACTCTTATCCTTCATGAAACTTAAATCATTATAAAACTCATAAATAGTCTTACTATATTGCTCATCCCTCGACTCATTAAAAAATTCAGCCATCTGATAAACAACATACACCCAACCCCAATGCTCTACGAAACCTTGTATCCTTGTTCCTTCGCCCACTCCACTATCTCCCCCATCGTATCCGCTATTGTTGCCTCTGCCTCTCTCAAATAGATTTCCATAACCGGACTCAACATCTCGAACACGCTGGAATAAAAAAAAAGCGTACCATACACATCACCCATCCTTGCCTTTAACATATCAGCCTTAATCTCATTATGCCTCTTAGCATCATACTCCCTTGCACCCCCGTACCAATTAATAGGTAAAAAGATACAAGCTAATTGGTCTGCCAATAGCTCATGCCCTTTGGACTTCTCCTCATAATGCTTTAATGCTATTAACTGTCCAGCAGTTAACTTCTCGATGTTAGTCAATGGCTTATAAACATTTGTGCCAACAAATAACCACTTAGGGATATAATCGTTTAGAGTAGGATTGTCTAAGAAGTCTAACTCCTTATTCCATTCCCATATTTGCTCAGGGGTGTGTTGCTCAATAAAATCAATTGGTTTGCCCGATAAGGATGCTATTAGTTTAATAGCCCTTTCAAGGGGTTTCTTCTCTGACCTGATAATATGGTCAGCATCAATGAACTGTTTAACAGTTAAATGGTTATAGCTCTTAGGTAAAATCATTACCTACAAGAGTGCAAAAATTTAGTTTTTATTACGCAAAGTAATACTTGCCCTTTAAAGCATTAGATAGTTTGTTTAATGCAATATATCGCATAGGGTCAATCAAGTGATTCATGTAATCAACTGGATGTCCCGTTAACTCACCTTGCTTGTTAGCCTCCCAAACATAAGACCTTAACTCTTTGATTAAGTTAGTAGAATCCTTTGTTACGTGTATCTTATACCTTTGTAGAATGTCAATAGATGCCCTAATAGAGTCTTGTCCCTTTTGTGCCGGACTAAGCCTAAACCCCAATCTCCTTAAATCCTCTATACTCTTAGGCTCTGAACTATCGGGTATAATCTCCTGACTCTTTAATACACCTAACTTATTTAGCCTATCAGCTATATCATTATTGGTTAGCCTTTGTTCATATATCAACTCCTTAAAGTAAAGCTCTCCGTTCAGTCTATAACAAACTAAGAACCCTGTTTGATCTATACTAAAACCCCAATCTAAACCATAAGCTACAAACTGAGCATCAGTAGGGATTGAATCAACTATATCCCAATTATCAAACACCGCCCCTTGCAATGTCCCTATCTCCCCATCAATATACACCCGACACCAATTAGCCCAATAAGATGAGGTTAAAGCCTTTTGCCTTGCTTGTTCTAAGTCCGTAATAACATTAGGAGGGAGAGCCTCATTGTCCTTATAGTTAAGAATTATAATCTCAGCATCATCCTCCTTTAATACTTCGGTGTGTGCCCAAAATGCCTCAGTAGGATTAAAGTCTAAGTAAATCTCATTTGATGTACGGATAGCTAACTGATAGTAAGACTCAAAGTTAATGTTGTTAGCCTCATTAATATACAGAACATTCCGCCTTGCACCCCTTAGCCTATCCTCTTGGTCTGTGCTAAAGAACTCAATATAAGACCCATTGCTAAATACATAGGTTAATAATGTACGGTTATAGTTAGAGTCAATCCATCTATTAGTACCTTGCATTATCTTTATAAAGTCTTTTAATGCCCCTCTCCTTAAATGGGGGATAGTTTCTGATACTACCGATATCTCTAAGCGTGGGGTACGGGCTGCCATATCAATAAGTATTGAAAGTATGGCAAATGTCTTTCCGGCACTTGTCCCGCCTTGTATAACCTTTTTACGTTTGGTTAACTTAAGGATTCTATTTATTGCCGTTGTTCTCTTGAACATCAGGGAATAATGGCTGCTCCATTGTCAGCTTGGTTTCTGTTTTCTCTGTTAAGCCATTAAGTCGCTGAGTAATAGATGGGTTATATATACCAGCCATGCCTCCTTCTATTTGGTCTTGTCTTATTTCTTTTCTAATACGTGAACAGATACTCACATATTCACCGTACGCATCGTTTTGATTAGCAAAGTATTGATGTACTGTTTCAAGTCCAGGTATGTGATTTTCAAACCCTTCCATAGTTAAAGGTCTTTCTTTTTCTCTGAATACTTCGTTACCGTCTTTACCTACATAGTCTTGAACTAGGATAGGTTTAGCTTTACAGGCTTTTTTATAATCTAAGAAGAACTCCCATAGTTTTTCAGGGGTTTCTATGTATTTATGTTTTGCCATTAGTTTAGGTATATTTTAAAAGTTCCGATAAAGGTTATACATCTATCGAACTTGGTTATTATTGTTATGTCTTTTAGTTTCATATCCATTCGTTGTTAAATATTTGGTGTACGTTATTTGTATTACCCCGATAAAGAGTAGCCCATAGTCCACAGTTACCTGAATGAGTTATTAAGGTATGGCATTTAGATAGGGCTAATGTAGCTGCTAAGAACTTTGCCCCATATTCCATTCTGTCCCCTAATTTGGTTTCAAAGAACACAGCACTCATTTGTTTAGATAAGTGAGGGGTTTCAGTAAAGTGTATTGAATCAGGGAAAGCGGATAGGAAAGCATGAAGGAACTCGGTTTCATCCGGCTGAACTAAGAACTTAATATTAGGGTTTTGCTGTTTAACTTCTTTAGCCTTGTTAATAAAGTAATCATAAGGGCTTACATTCATTTCAACTACTTTATCATTGCCTCTGTAAAATACAGCACAAAGATTATTATAGTCGAGATTGTATTTATTCTCATATACGCTTAATAGGTCTAATACCTTTTTGCTTGGTGAGAAGTATTTTTTAACTAATGGGCTAACTTGTTCAAACTTAATATTGTGGTATGGTTGAAACTGGAAAGCCATACAGTCATAAACATAGGGAGTGTCATAGGTTTCAGGGGTTTCTATTGGTTCGGGTTTAATGTCAAAGTACGCTAAATCAGGTCTATCGGATGGGACCCCCTTATAATGAATCCATTGTTGAGAACGGTCTATCTCATCGGGTAGCCTTTTGTTTTTATTATAATACCCCATTAAGTCCTGTAAGCCTATGGTGCAATTAGAGAAATGTCCCGCATTATGTATTGATACTAAGACTTCTTTATTCATTGGTTCGGGTGTTGTGTAATTTACTGCTGAATTAATTATTGTATAGTTAATCATTTTGCCATTATAATATTTTCAAAGTTACGCATAACTTGTTTCATTTCAAAGGATTCACAGTATTCTCTTGCCTCCTTTTCAAAACTATTCCCATGCTCAATACAAATCATTTTAACATTCGATAAGTCAATTTGTTTTAATATGATTAAGTCCATACCCTCCGCATCAATACTAATGAAATCAAAGTCAGAACCTATCTCATGAAACAATAAAGGAACGGTTAAACATTGTACGTTAATTTCAGTATATGGAACATTCCATGTCTTAACCTGTGCCTCACTCATAGAACTTAAAAGAGTATCCGTAGCCTCATAGAACTTAACAGCCCCAGCCTTATCGCTAATAGCATAGTTATATACTTTTACGTTTGGATTCTCTTTGTAGTTATAAACGCATTTTACGTGCGTTTTAGGAGAAGGTTCAATCATAACACCCTCCCACCCTAAATCAACTAAGGCTGCTGTGTTACTTAGTGTCTTACCATCATTAGCACCAATATCTAAAAACCTACCTTTAAAGTCCTTAAAGTAGTTTAAAATGTAATCCTGTTCATTGTTCTGACTATAAACCATAACGCTCCTTATGTTGCTCTAATGTTAAACTGTTTGCACTATATAAATACATAACCTTATTAATAAATTTATGGGTTTTAATGTGAGGCTTTAACCTACGGGCAAAGTCATGATCCTCCCCAAACCTTAAATCATCAACCCCAACCTTTTTACAAAGCTCTGTTAAGATAGGAACTTTAAAAAACGGTGTACGCTTATAATGATACCCCTCCTCGTATTTACTTTCCCAATCATGAAACTCCCCTGATATCTTAGAATACTGAACCGAACCATTAATGATACATCTCTCAACATATCCTATCGTATCCTCCCCCGTTAATTCATGGTAAACGGTTTCAATGTAATCATCCACAACATCATCATCATCATCAATTTGTACACAATATAAACCTTTGGCACGATTATAGAGTGTATCCCTTTTCTTCCCGATTGAAATCTCTTTATTATCCTTCTCGTATATTATTTCAATCTCATGCTCATGCCCTGATAATTTACGCTGAAGGTCTAACTTAGCATATAGGTTAGTAAATTGTTCTTCCCTACCTATTACTGTCGGGATGCAAATTGTTAGCTTAATCATAATCCAAAGTTAATAGATTTTCTTTTCATATAAACAGCCTCATCCTTTTTAAAGTATCCCTCATTACGTCTGTATAACTCATCCATTTGTAAACCCCCACCCCATGCCGGATGTTCATGTTTAAATAAGATAGTATCAGGAAAGTGTTTCATCTTACCTAATTGCAAAGCAACCTCTGTATATTCATTGTCGCACCAAAGGGAAGTGTACTCAGGATGATAAAGGTATTTAAAGCGATTGTAATAGTCCCTACCCATTATTGATAGTGTGCAAATTCTGTGCTGGTGTCCATCAAAGAACCAAAGGGCTTGGTCGAGGTTATAAGTATTAAACAATATATCCCCATTATCGGTATGAGCTATTTCCCTAAAGTTGTTTCTTATAACATCATCCCAATGTTCGATACAAGGTATCATATCATCTGAGGCTATCATTACAATATCCCACTCCCCTGAAATATCCATATCTCTGTTAATAGCATGTACTTTGTTTCTCGATGTCCCAGCTACAAAGGTTATATCATTATGAATCTTAGATGCACTCTGAATAATGCCCCCGTTCATTGTATCATCATCGACATCAAAGCTGACTAAGAACTTAATATTCTCAGGTTCTTTAGCCATAGTTACCATTTTGGTAAGTACTTTTAAAAATTGCTCAGGTCGGGAACGTGTCGGGTATTTAATTAAAATTTTCATGGTATAAAATCATATTTAATTCTGTGTGATGTTGTTTCTTCATGGTAGATAGGATTGTTCTTTACTAATGATTCTGCCCTATCAGCATCCGTAATCGAACGCTTATGATTCAAAAACTCATATCCCTCAATACCATCAATATCCAATGAATGAATATAATCGCTTGTATCCTTTAATGTAATGAATCGAGAGGGTGTTAGCCCGGCCTGATAGATACGATGACAATACGCTGCGTGTTCATATCCATATAACCCATACTTAGGATTAAAATAACCAACAGTTTCAATAACTTTCTTTGTAAGGAATATAAAAGCACCCGCACAAAGATTATAAGATAAATGTTTCTCACCCGAATAAACACGCTGATACTTATCATTCATATAACACGAATGATTATACCCCGATTGAATAAAGTACTCTGCCCAGCCGTAATTAATACAAGTGCAATCATCATCAAATAAAAAAATATAATCGCAATCCTTTAGATTATAAATACACATATTCTTACCATAAGCCACACCCCTACGATTAATAGAGTCATCCCACACAAATAACTTATAATCCTTTGTGTACTTCTCAATCTGCTCTATGCACCACTTTAGATGCTCAGGGCGATTGTAGGTAGTTATGCCTATGCCTATGCTATTTATATCGCTCATATACTTGTTTACGTTTCTCAGCTAACTTCTTTAATGAATACCTCTCCTTAACATCCTGATAAAGCTGGTTAGCCTTATCCTTTACCGCATTGGGATTGTCAATACAATACTTAATCTGTTTGTAAAAAGAAAACTTACCACGAACTAAAAAAGAATTATCCTCATTGGCAAATATCTTATATGGATTCTCATCACTAACAATTACAGCCTTACCCTTAAACCCAGCCTCAATCATCTTTAACTCCGACTTATGCCTGTTAAAGGTATTAGGTATCATAGGAACTAAACTAACATCTGTGAAATTATATGTATATCCCCAGTTATCTATCTGCGTACCCCAACACCGCCAATAGGGTTGATCCATCCAGTCCTCATTGCCATCATTAATACACTTATATAAAAACTCTTTATACTCTTTATTCTTAATTAAACTTAGGTCATTGGTTAATAGTTTCTCATAGCCTATATAAAAAGAGGGCTTATCGTTTCCAACTGCCATGAATCCGGCTAAAACTACCTGAGCCTTTTGCATTAGTTTATCATTCTGTAATAAACGATTAATGTCGGGGGCTGCTAATCTTATGTTCTCATAGTGGGTAGTACCTTGATAGAACCCGAACCTCATTTTATTTGTGGTTTCAAAGTCAGGATGCCAACACTCTAAACGGTCATCAATGCCGTTCTCAATTATATAAACATTTTTGTTATGTTCGCTTATTGACTTAGCGAGTATTGGAGTTGTGCAAGTTACAAAGTGAGCTGATTCAATGGCTTGTATAATAGCATAGTCCTGATTGGCTTTAACATAATCATTATAGAGTATATGCCATTTAGGTAAGAACCAATAATCATCGAGGTCTAATCCAAAAGGGATGCCGAGTCTGTTAAGACGTTCTACGTTGTTTGGTTCGTTATACATATCAATACCCCTACAAAAGTGAACAAGGTCAAATTGTTTTAGGAAATCATCAATAGGTATCTTTAATGGTTCGGGGTGGGTTATTTCCTTTGAAAGCCCCGTTGTTTTATCTAAAAACTTCTCTCTCTCAATCTCAACATAATCCATATTGATACCGCCTACGGAGGTAAACTCAAACTCAGGATAAAGCTCATTAACCACGTTGCAAGGGTTAATCATTCGGTAGTACTCAACACCGCCAAAGTTAGGACTATTTACTAATAGTATTTTCATATTGTTTGTAATGCCTGTAAACATCCTTATAAAGCTCTATAATGCACGAACCGCATGATGTATCTATTGGCTTAGGGTTATTATTATACTCTCTCTGTATTTGAATTAATAGCCTTGTAAGGGTTACATCGCCATTACCAGCCCCATGAATTGCAGTTAATTCAATAGAGGGAATATGGGGAGTAATCTTATCAAAGGTTTCTTTGGTCATAACCTCATGTAAATTTTATTCATAATCATAGCTAATGAACTTGTTATACAAGCTATAACCACAGCCTCCCAAAAAGGATAATTAACAAGCCCATAAGATAAACCAAACCAAAAACCTAAACACTTACCACAATTAACTATATATAACTTTATATTAAATACCCACTCAAACTGTTGAGGTAGCTTAGTCCATTCGGCAAACCAAACAGATATAAGCGATATAATTGTTATTTGCATCATTTAGTCTGTACTTTAAAGCCAATGGCTATGATTGTCTTTTCAAGGTCAGGACTCGGTTTCTTATTAGTAAAAAAGGTTTTTACCTTGCCCGAATAACTGGAGCTAATCCCCTGAGCTAATAACGCTGATTTGATTTCGTTTTTTGTCATATTGTGTTTAATTGTTTCAGCAGTTTCTCTAACCGCATCATGTACTAATCTATAATTAATTCCCGTTTGCCTTGATATTTCAAGCCTGTTTTTACCCGATACAAATTCATTAAATATCTTAGCTTTCTTTTGTACCCTATTAGAGCCACTATTCATTAACCTTTTAATCTCATTCTCATAAGCTGAAAAGTCCGGCTCTGTTTGGTCTACTACAAATAACCTATCGTTTATCTCCTGTGCCGTATTTGAGTAATTAACAAATGATGTCTTATCTAACTTAGTCCCATGCCCGTAACCATTGCCTAATCTCCAAAGATTATATATAATAGAACGACAATAAGCCTCTGGGCTTTCAGCAGATTGAATCTTATTAAATGTAGTTAGAACTATTATCCTAAATTCCTGATATAAGTCCTCCCACATAGAACTATTATTAGATACATATCTGCAATATTGTGCAAATTTAGCATCATGTAATATAGTATTCATATCCACGAAACCAAAAATAAAAAAGATTTAACAATTTTATTAGTTTAATTTTCAACAAGTTATAAATATGTTAAGGTGTTGGGCATGTTTAACTAATAAACATATACAAAAGTTTACCTACATTTGTACACATGGAAATAGATACAACATTATTAGGTATATGGGAAAAGAGATTAAAACATATACCAATGTCGCTGATAGCGAAGGAAACCGGACTATCAAGGCATACAGTAAAAAAAGCATTGAGTGGTAACTGTAACTTCAGTACAATGCAAAAACTTAATCAATTCTTATTAGAAAACAAAGACAAACAATTAACCAATACAATATGATTTTTACATCTATCTTAACATTTGCAATCTGCATAGTCCTTTTATTTGGGGCTGTGGTTCTTTTAATTCTTAATCAGTTTAAGGATGAACCCCCTACATGGGAATCATTTTTAAATAACGGTAAAAAACATTGGAGGAGAAAATGATTTTAGATAGCCTACATGAGTTTTATAAAGACAGACACGATAGCTCAGAGCCTAATCGTAGATATAATGATGATGCTTATACCTGTGGGCTTTGTGGTGTTAAATGGGATTGGAGGCTAATGGCAAGGGATGAGGGAGGGTGTGAGTATTATTGTCCTGATTGTATTAAGGATGGTGATGTTGAGAGGTATTTGATTAAGAATGATTATACTCCAGAGATGATTAAAGAAGTAATAAAAACTATAAAAATAAAATAACTATGAAAAAGCACGAAGGAAATTTAATTATTGAAGTTGGAGATACAAGGGATTTCTCCGAATTGCAAGAGGTAACTGGCACCCTATACATTTACAGTAACACTAAGTTAGATGCTTTGACTTCTGTTGGTGGCAGCCTATACATTTACAGTAACACTAAGTTAGATGCTTTGACTTCTGTTGGTGGCTACCTATACATTTACAGTAACACTAAGTTAGATGCGCCTTTCACATCCAATGTCAATTATAAATCAGTAGATGGGCATTTCTTTGTTATACAATCAACAAAAACAAAAGGAGGTATAACCATTCATTCAGGATATAATGCCAGAGGAGTAAAAAAAGGAAAGTTAGTAGAACAACCTACAATCTATGTAGCCGAGAAAGGCGATTTTTATGCTCATGGAGAAACTATTAAAAAAGCTATCGAAGATTTAAACTTTAAGATAGCCTCCGAAACACTTAAAAAAGAACCTATAAATAAAGATACCAAACTGACAATAAATCATTACAGATTAATAACGGGAGCTTGTGAGCTTGGTGTAAAAGAGTGGATGAAATCTAATAACGTAAAGGAGGGAATTAAAGCTATCGACTTATTACCTATCTTAGAAAAGACACACGCATACGGAACAGAGTCATTTAAAAACCTTATAACTTTTTAATATGTTCTATAACTCAACACACGAATCAGGTCAAGTCCTAATAGACTTTACAAACAGAGCAAAGGCTCAGGATATAATCATATTAGACTTCTTTCAATCCTATCCCGATAAAAGTTTTACGGCTTGGGAGTGTTGGGAAGTGTTAAACAAATCCGGAAACATTATGCTTTTTACATCCGTTCGTAGAGGCATAGCAGACCTCGTTAAAGCATCACTATTAATTAACACAGGAGAGAAAATAATAGAGCGTTACAAAAGACCTAATTTTAAATTTAAAATAAACCTATGAAAAGAGAGCTACCAACATTTGATTCAGGATTTAGCAGAGCATTTGTTAAACCGATCACAGACATTGAGCGTACTGATATTCATCAATTAGTATTTTATTACTATCGATTAAGAAACCTTTACTTTGGAACGAGTAAGAATGGATT